GTAAGGCTAAAGTCGTGCTTGGTCTCGGTATTTAGGGTCCTCAATTTGTTTGGCTACTGCTTCCTCAATTTTATCAATCGCAGTTTTTCCAGCAAGCCTTCCTAGAGCGTAGGCATCTGCGGCATTGTCATCATTGAACTCAATGCCCCATCTCTTATAGATTTGCATCAACATCTCTTGTTTTTTAGCATTTCCTTTGCCTGCTGCATACTTTTTAAGTGTCATTGGCGGAATTTTTAATGGGTAGCGACAGTTCTCCTCTTCACCAAAGTAGTCATAGATTGCCATCTTTACTACAGCAGCCAACTCACCAAGGACAAGGGCTGAGTGACTAGCAAGTACTGATCCTTCCATTGCTATGTCTACAATCCCGTGACCATCAGATACATAGTCGAGGGTGTCTATTAGCCATTGACGAATATCTACTAGCCGTTCAATACCAAAATACGGAGACTTGTAGACCCATGTAATATGTTTTTCAGGCTCTGCAATACTTACTGCAGACAAAGCAAACCCCGTTAACGATTGGTCAATACCAATCGCAACGAGGACTTGCTCTGCTGTTAAACCGCCATCAAATAGTTTTGTTGGCACGGAGGTTTCTTTCATCTATGACCATCTCAATGGTCCCAAGATAACCTGCCCCGTCAGTCAAGTTATCTCTCTTGTGCCTGTATGTCTCTCGTGCAATCTTTACCCAAGCCATCGCTAGTCCCACTTGTTCTTCAGTAATATCAATACCGAAAATAACTTCCCAACCCTTTTTAATTCGGTTGAAGTTATCAAGAGGATGGTCGTAAGTGTAGTTACGATCCCCAGTGATTAAATTCTGCGCTTCTTCAAGCACAGTTGGCTTATGGGAGTCGGACATACTTTCCTGTCTGAAATTCATTCTTAGCATCAATAGTTGTAGCCATCAATGCATTGAAGGTCTCGTCAAAGGTTGCTTTTCTATTCAGTAACCACCAACCAGCAAATGCTGCTGTTGCACCTGAAGTACCAGTAGTAAACTTAGTTGTTCCATTTAATTGCATTGCATTCCAACGACCGTTTAAAAAGAAGTCAGTTTGTCCTTGTGCGCCGTTGCTATAGCGTGCAATGTAAGGAGCAGCATTTGGATCGTACTCGTTAGGTTGTGACCCTGACCATGGGTTATCTGTTGCACCAACAGAAACTGCGTCAGGTAGACATGCTGGTGAGAAAACATTTGTGCGATTCTTATCGTTACCAACTGCAGTAATCAATGGAACATGTGCTGCCTTAAGCGTTGCAATGTTTGCAGCCATTCCTGCTGGGACTTTACACCCTGGGAATACTGCGCCTTGTGCAAGGCTAACAACTGCAATGTTGTGTTTCACTCTGTTAGCAACAACCCAGTTGAGTGCATTCTGCACATCATCCATTGAATAGAACCCAGGAACACCTGATGGAGAAATTCCTACGATACGAATAGGAATAACTTTTGCTGTTGGGTTAAAGCGAAGAACCAAAGAGACCATCTGTGTTCCGTGGTTAAGGTCTTTATTTGTTGAGACTGGGATGTTGGCAGCGCCAGTTCCCTCCATCGTCATCTGTCCATTTGGACATCTGTAGGAAGTTACTATGCAAACTTCATACGAAATGCTGTTTTTAAATAGAGATGTGTTAGTGCCAGTGTCAATAACGACAACTGCTGGTGGTACCTCTGCGTGTACTGGTACCGCCGTGGTACCAAGTACCGTAATGGATACAAGTAGTGTAAGTAATTTTTTCATGTGTTGAACTTATCCTTTCGTCCCGTTCGTACGTCATTAGTTCGACGAGTGATCTCTCTAGATACCAGCGCCACATCACGTTCAAAGTTGTTGTACACAACCTCTAACATCTTGCGGTACGCATAGGCGTTCATATAACGTTCCTCAACGTCTATGAAATCTGGATCAGCCATCACCTGAGCCTTCATCATTGTCACTCGTTCACCCTTAACCTTACTGGTATCTTTCATAATCAGCAACTTTGCCTCAAGCATGTCTCGGCGCTTCTCAAGCACCTTCTCGTCTACCTGTGATGCGGCTAACTGTCCCGCTACGAAGTTAGACCAGGCTGTCAGGCGTGTAAACAAGGCGCTGAGTTCATCGCTCTCCAAGAGGGAGATGTCTTTGGGCATAGGTGGCTGCTTATCTTGCTCAGGCCACAGATTTATGTTCTGTGCCTTCATCTTATCTACAGCCTGCTTTGATCCATCACCTAGATTTAGCATTAGTCCTCAATCTGGTTGCACTGCTTGCAACCATCATCACTTACGTTACATAGAGGCATTACTCCAGCCTCGACTGCCTTGATGATCTTCTCTGCCTTGAAGAAGATCCTATCCACAACTTCGTAGTCAGCCTTGATCGTGAACTCTTTGTACGCTTGATTTGATTTCAATTCATACAAGAACACAATCTCTTTTGGCGCTGCGTCTTTAAACATACGGCGAGCCAACTCTAAGTACATCTGTCCCTGTAGTAAGTGACCTCTAAATGGGCGACGAATGTTCTTCCATGCCTTGTTCAAATCACCGTCTGCATCGTAGAGAAGATCAGGTGCTTCAAAGCGCAATGTTCCTTCACCAATTGATTTGATCTCGATAAGGAAATCATCACCTAGACCTTTGACCCAGCCATCAGTATGTCCTGCAATACGTAACTCTGGATCAAGCATCTTTATTTCGTCATACTTTAGTGTGGTGCACTTACAATGCTGACACTCTGCAGGTGACAAGCCAGAAGTAATTCCTTTGCAATTAATGCACTTGAAATCTCCCCAGAGATTGCCCATCTCATAGATGCGGTTCTGCCATTTCTCATGAATGAAGTGACCCTCATCAAAGATATTCTGCAATGTAAGCCCAGGGTTCTTCTCCATCTTCTTACCACCAGTAAGTAGGTAGTACGAGTAACGATGACAGAAGTCAGCCTTAATCATTTCAGAAGGGTGAAGTACTGTGGTGCTTCGATCTCCTGGTTCCTTCTTCATGAGGTGACGTTCAATGTGACCAGTAAGACGGGTATCTGTCTTCTTAGTATCTAGATACTTCTGAAAGTCTGTCTTGGAAGGCATTAGTAGTCCTTGTCTATGCTGAAAATAAATTCTTCTAGGGTCTGTGTTGTTTTCTTAGTCTTCTTAAGTTTTTGCCACTTTCTCATCAAAGCGTTTCGTTCTCTGTGACTGAGTCCTCCCCAGATTCCGTGAGGCTCATCTCGTCTAACGGCATCCCACAGACACTCTGCTCGTACTGCACAGGGGTTCTTTCCTGTTTCACCAAAACAAAATGCTTTTGCCTTGTTAGCGATTTCTTTGTACTGCTCCTTGTCACGAGGAGGGTAGAAGATGTCTGTGTCTTGGCCTGAGCATCGTGCCTTGTATCTCCATGCGTACTCTGGTTCATCAAAGTCTTCCATGGCTGTCTAGGTTCTCTCTCATCTCTAGGAAGTCGTCTTCAAGAAGTATCACGTAGTTCACTCCGTCAAGATGAAGGCCAAACACTGGCATTCTTCCATCAAGGATTGCTTCGGTAGTTATCTTCTTCAATTCGTCTGATTTAATGGTTTTAGTTTTTTTGCCTGTCCACTTGTGTTCAATCAAAAGATCTGTAGATCGAACGTCACCCTTGCGAGACCAAAAAGCCCCAGACGCAGCGTTTGTAGACCCACCAATTTTCTTAGCAAGTCTCTTCTCATGCTTCTGGGATTGCTTCTGGCCTTCAGTCTTCAAGTTCTATTTTGCCTTCCTCGTAACCTTCGATCAATCGTGGTACAAGGAAGAACAACGCTTCTCTCCAGAAGCAGGTACCGCAACCACAGAATGGTTCTCCTGACAAGGTCTCAGGAATTACATCCTCAGTACCGTCCCAGACCGCTTCAAAAAGCATGTCGGTGTAATCTTCTACGCCCTTCTCTAGTACTTGTGCCCAGTCTTCATCGTTTACAACAAACTTTTTAGTCATCACTGTCCTCCGCCATTGGTAGATCTGATGTTTCAAACACTAACTTCTGAATCTGTTCTTTTAAATCAACTTCTTCACGAATACTTGCAATAACTGGATCAATACCTTGCCACTTGCGTTCACCAAAATAATACCAACCACCCTTACGTTGGATAATCTCCTTTACAACTGCAAGTGATGCAACTTCTTTTGCAAAGTCATACTCACCAGCAGCACAATCTCCACCATTTGCAAAGTAGAAGTCAAAGTATGCAACTCGCTGTGGTGGTGCAGTCTTGTTCTTTAATGTACGGACCTTGATGCGTTGACCAATACGGTTCTTATTACCGCTAGGACCAATCTCAATCCATTCATCACGGCGAATCTCACAACGAGTAAAGAATGCGTAGTTCTTTCCTTCACCACCAGGGGTTGTGCGTGGGTCTCCATGCATCACACCAATCTTCATGCGGTACTGATTGATTATGAGACCGAGCACTGGACGTTCATCCTCAACCAGACTGCGCTTGATTGCAGAACCAACTACACGAAAGAACTTGTTGGTCAAGAGTGCTCCTCTTCCAACAGTCATTTCATTCATGTCCTTCTCCATTTCGGGGGCTGGTGAAAGGGCAGGAAGGGAGTCAATAACAATCGCGTCTACTGACTTTGATTCTGCAAACTCTATGACGGCTTGATAAGCCTCTTCCATAATGTTTGTTTCAATAACAATGACACGGCTTGTGTCTACTCCACACATCTCTGCATACTCTGGTACCCACTGCTCTGCAGCAACCCAGACAGTTGTGTGATCTTCTTTTAAGGCTTGATTTGCTGCGATTGTTTTAAGCGCAACCGCTGTCTTTCCATGCGATGGTTCGCCAATGAGTTCATTCCATTGATTACCAGGGAAACCACCACCAAGAACATAGTCAAGAGTGGTAGACCCACTAGTAATACGAGGAATAAGATCAGACCGAATGTCAGACGCAATAACCACCACATTATTGCCAAACTTTTTGTTAAGGGTAGCAACAATCTTGCGGGCTTCATCATTCATTTAGTCTACTCTCCCGATAATTCCTTGTGGGTTCCAATTACTTTGAGTATCATTACCAATAGCACTCTTAACATTACCCTCAACTTTTGC